GCTTACTGCACTAACGATATTAAATCCGTTAGTTTCTAAATCTCCACCAAGTTGTGGACTAGTATCATCTACAACTACTGTTGATCCTGAACTACTAGTAACCATTATGTTTGTGAATGAAGAGCCTGCATCTAAACTTATTTTAAATTTATCATCTGCTTCATCAAAAACAAACTGTGCATTTGCAACGCTACCACGATCAATTTCAATACCAGATTTGCCTGAACCGCCACTAACACCTGCACCTGACTCACCATCGTTGTAAACAACAATGTTATCTTTAATAGCCGCATTGGTTGTTGATACAGTTGTGGTTGTGCCGCTTACTGTTAAGTTACCAGTAACAACTAATGCACTGTCGATGGTAGTACCACCGCTGGCAGTGATTGTATATGCTCCGCCGATTCTTTTTGTTTGACTCATTGTTTAAATTCCTGCTTATAGATTATTTATCACTTGTTGGAACTCAGTCAAATACATTGTTTTAAAGTTTGTGTGTTTCAACCAAGAAACACTAGTAAATCCATGCAATGGATTAACATGCACTATGTTTTTACTAGGAAATTTTGTAAGCAATGTGCTAATCTGTGTTTCCCAAAGACTCCAAGGTGTTGGTGCGCTGTCTTTACTCTTATAATTTTTAGTACCAGCGTATATATTGTTTATAAAGTTATGCTGTCCTTTGAGATCGAATCCTATTAAAAATATATACTCTGCATCAGTTAAACAAGCAAGTCCGCATGCAGCAGGCCCACTGCTAAAATTATGTATTTGCTGTGGCAATATTCTAGCACCGCTATGTTCTATTACATGTTGTTTGCGTGTATAGTGCTGGCGCCGTTTACTATAACCACTCAGTTGTATTTCTTCTGCCATACCACGATCTGTGCTTACTAGTATAGTGGGTTCAAACTCCTCATATATTCTATTACAGCCATAGACTTTGCCTCGCAGGAGTAATTCTTCTGGAACTACTTCTAAACGTGTTACGCCATTACCCAATATAAATGCAAATTCAATCATGTCAATAAAAAAGGTTACAGTGTATTATACTGTAACCCTTTATTTTAGTCAAGTAACTATTAGCCGTTAGGAATACTTAAACTTACGCCATCAGCTGGGCCTGATGCTACGATAAGTGCTTTATCGCCTACTGCAAACTGTGAGCCTGTGCCTAAAGCACCCACTACAAAGTGACGTCCTGTGAGTTTACTAGCAAAATACGTTCCACCAGCACTGTCTGTGCCAGTTATCTGGCACTGCCCTGAAGCAATTGAACCGTGTACTACTGGCACAAGTGTCAATGTTTCTGTTCCACCTGCAGTTGTGCAACGAAAACGTTTTGTACCTTTTTGAATGATAACTGTTGTGTCTTGAGCACTTGCTCCGTCCACAAAGCCTTTCATAATCATCTGATTGCCGCCTAGTCCACTTGCACCAATTGGCAATACTGTGTTTACACTAGCAAGTTTTGATGTTCCGCCTACTGTTTCGGCGCTTTTAATTGGTCTTCCCATTTTGTTTCTCCTTATGAGGGTTCTAGCCCACTACGCGGTTGGTATACCGCATAAACCAGTCTTTGCTGATACTGTATTTAACAAAAAACAGCACCCGAAGGTGCTGTTTCTGTGTTCCTATTCTATAAGTTAGACTTATGAGAATGAGATGTTTGACATTGCAACTTCGCCGACATAATCGCCTGCGTTGCCTAGTGAACTTGCTGTGTTTGATAGCTCGACATAACCATAACGTGTCATGAATGATACGACTGGCTCAAATGTGTCTGGATCAAGCACTGTGCCACTTGACATTAGCGGAACGTATGGGCAATAGAATGCTGCCGCATCTGTTTCACTTGAGCCTTTGTAGCCAACAAGTACTGCTGTTGCGTCTGCTGCATATGAATCAACATATACACGCATTGCACCGTTAAGTGTACCTACAAACTTAGTGTTTGTTGGTGCCTCAAATGTGCCTTCTGTTGTGCGAGCAAACGCTGAAGTTGATGCTGACTGAAGCACTGTTAGTGACTCAGGTGAAACAACTGCAAAGTTACCTGCACCACGACGTGTGCGCTGTGCAATCTTGTTTGCTGTGCGGTTGATTAGAACTGCAAGTGCTGCATGCTCGTCACCAACGTATGTTGCTGTACCAGAAACTGCTGCTTGGTTGAATGTTTCTTCAGTAGCGGCTAGTGAACGTAATGACGCTAGTACTTCCTGATCAATTTCTGCAGTGATTTCTTGTGCAAGTGCTGCCATGATTTCAGCTTCGACATCAATGCCATGCATTGACTGTGCGTCTTGAGCTGCTTCAAATGTCCAGCGTGCCTGTAGCTTACGAGTTTTTGCTTCAACACTCTGCTTTAGGATCTGGATTGACAATGCACGACCGCCATTACCTTCTTTTGCTGCTGTGCTGTCTGCTTTACCTGTTGTAAGTGAACCAGAATATGCGTTAGCAATTTTGAATGGTGACAATGCTTCGTCACCTGCTACTGTGTCTGTGTTAGTTGCTGATGCATCGTTTGTTGTTTCAGCATAACGTACACGAAGTGTATGAATCTGACCAACTGGACCTTGCATTGGCTGTACACCAACGATTTCGTTAGCGATAACTGTAGGCATTACACGACGGATAACTGGTAGAATTACACGGTTAAGTGTCGCTACGTTGCCTGCTGCTGAAGCACCTGCTGTAGCTGCCTCTTTCAAGTATTTGCGAGTGTTTTCTAAAACAACACCCATGCTGTTACGGCGATTACCTTCTAGACCTTCAAGAAGTGCATCTTTGGTATCGTCCCAACGGCTTTCTAGTAGTACGTCTGACATTTAAGTCTCCTCTGTTGTACTTTATTTTAAGCCAGCAAGTTTGCGGATATCAACGATGTTATCGTTTCCTTCTTCAACCTGGACTGTTTTTTGTTCTTTATTACCTGTTACTTCAGTACGGCTTTCTGTGATAGTTTCTTTCTTTGATTCTTTAATCATCGATTTACCATCTAGTACTGCTGGTAGGTAACGGTCGAAAGCAGTCTGCAACTTTGCAGTCTGTACGCTTTCTAGTAGGTCAGTCATAATCGCTGCCTTATCTTTGTTGAGTGGCTTAAGAAGTGTGTTTAGTGTTTCTTTACGCTCTACACCCTCATTAATTAAAGCAATTTCTTGCTCTTTGCTCTCAACGATCTTAGATTTTTCTTCAAGACTTTCATTGATTTGTGAAACTTCTTCAGTAGCCGCTTGGACTGCTGCTTCTAGTTCCTTAATTTTTTGATTTTCGTTTAAGTGACTTGATGAAAATTCTGTAGCAAAAGTTTCGAATATTTTACGTCCGAATGAGTTCTCTTTTGCGATTTGAATATCTTCTTTAAGTTGAGTCATTTCACCTTTTAGATAGCCAGTTACTGCTTCATTAACGGCTTTACTTGTGTGCTTTACAAACTTCTCTTTGAGGTTTGCAAATTGCTCACGAGCTTCTTTAACCAATCTTACTTTAGTTTCAACAACATCTTGACGATCTTTCTGGAAGTCAGAAATTTCTTCAGAAAGTTGACTAGTAACAAACTCTTCGAGTTTACCTACTAATGCTTGCTGATCTGCTCTTTCTGACTTTAGTTCCTTAATTTCTTCACTAAGTGTCTTAACTAAAAATTGGTCAAATGTGCCGCTTGCTTCTTGCATTTTTGCAACAAACTTAGCACGGTCTTCAGAGATTGCTTTACGCTCTTCAGCGATCTGCTCTATCTCTGTAGTAAGACCTTCAGTAACCATACGATCTAAGGCTTCAACCATAGTAGATTTATCATGCTCATAGCGTTGTGCAAACTCCTCGCGAAGTTCTGCAGTAACCTGTGTACGAGTTTCGTTCATCTTTGCTTCCCATTGTTCAGCAATAGCAGAGCGAGTTTCCTCATTCACAAGGTCGCTATCCAAAAGTGGTTTGATAGCATCTAGCATTTTGATCTCCTAGATCTTTAAGTCCCTGATAAGACGAATCATTTCCTCTTTCAGGTATTTTTGTACTTTAGCATCGCCGTTCGCTTCACGAGCCATGTCAAGCACTTTATGCCCCCCACGCATATTAAGTAGTCCTTCGTAAATCGCTACTGGATATGCATTTGGTGCACTGGGTTGTGCCACAACGTCAACTGTGACAATTTCAAAATCAGCAACTTGACCACTGGATTCGCTAACGTTTCCACTGCCTCTGCTACTAACTCCTAATTTTACTCCACCCTCGATCATTGTTTTCACAAGTTGACCCATAGGTGTTTCAAGAATCTTCAATTTACCATATCCGTTAGGTCCATCCATCCACATACTTTCAATCATATGTGATACTCGATCAAGGTTAATTTTGAGATCATCTGGATGGTCAACTTCGCCAAGAACGCTATTGCCTTCTTTTATTTGCTCGTTGATGGTAGTTACAGCATTAGTAATTTCAGAGACAGGGTAAACACGCTTGTTTGCGTTCTCTACCCCGCCCTGGATACAAATGCCTTTCATGTAGAGATCCTTGCCGCCATTAGAATTTTCT